GACAAGGCTGACTGCAATAAGGTTTGTCAGATGTTGCAGAATGTGTATGACGCAAGATATAGGTTCTGTATTACAGACTCAAGGACTGCAGAGCTTACAAAATATATGGTAAACACCTTCCTTGCGGCGAGAGTTTCCTTATGCGTACAGTTTTGGGATATCGCAAGGCAGTTAGGAGTGAGCTATCCCGAGTTGCGTGAGTTATTCCTGCAGGATTCAAGGATGAACAGAGCGCATACCTTTGTTTATGACGAGCATCCGTACTGGACCAGTCATTGTTTCGATAAAGACCTTGTGGCGGTTACGAAGTTCGCAAGGGCTCCGCTTATTGAAGAAATCATAAAGTATAATGATATGTGCAAGGAGGACAAATGATGTTAATGAAGAAATGTTGTATCAGTAAGGGTATCGGGGTGTCCCGAAAAGGACTTCCGAGCTTTGATAAGGCTTTGCTTAATGCAGGAGTGGGAAACTACAACCTTGTAAGGCTGTCCTCAATCCTTCCTGCAAAGCACGAATGGGTATCAGTCGAGGAGCTTCCGAGTCAGTACCCCGAAGGAAGTCTTTTACCTACTGCTTATTCAACAATAACAAGTGATATTTTAGGCGACACGATAGTGTCCACTATAGGGGTAGGGATTCCTAAAGACCCGAGCAAGGTCGGTGTAATTATGGAATACTCCGACAAGAATATTTCAGAGGAGCAGGCAAGGGAAACCCTGCACGAAATGATTCGTGAGGCTTTCGAGGTCAGAGGCTGGGAGCTTGACAATATAATATCAGATGTTATCTCAACAAAAGTGGACTATGAAGGAACAAAATATACCACTTTCGCTTGTATCGCAGAGTGGGAGTAAGGGAGGTGTGATATGGCACGACCAAGAATAGAGATAAACAGGTCAGAGTTTGAAAAGCTGTGTTCAATTCAGTGTACCAAAGAGGAAATCGCAGGATTTTTCAACTGTTCCGAGGACACTATCGAGAGGTGGTGTGGACGAGAATATAAAGCAAGTTTTGCGGTGGTTTTCTCCCAAAAAAGAGGGCTGGGCAAAATAAGCCTGCGTCGCTCACAGTTTAGAATGGCAGAAACTAACCCTTCAATGGCAATATGGCTTGGCAAACAGTATCTCGGGCAGAAGGAACAGCAGGAAGTTACTGTCAAGAATATCGATGACAGTATCAAGGAAATGGAGAATTACTTTGATGAGCGAAAATCAAGCGATGTACTACAAGAGAGTTGAGGGCGATGAGGGAGACAAGTGTTTCCACCCTACAAGGCTTGATACCTACGGTTGCGGTTGCCAGCACGATTGCAAGTATTGCTATGCAAAGAGCCTGCTTGCTTTTCGAGGGTACTGGAACGCAACCAAACCACAGAAGTCTGATATCAAAAAGATAAAAGCGCTTGTGCCGAAACTTCCTAAAGATGAAGTGATAAGGCTGGGAGGTATGACAGACTGCTTCCAGCCTTTGGAAAAGCAGGAGCGCGTAACCTACGAAACGATAAAGGCGCTCAATGAGGCAGGGATTCATTACTTGATTGTTACCAAGTCAGCGCTTGTGGCAGACGATGAGTATATGGCAATTCTTGATAAGAGGCTGGCCCATATTCAGATTACTGTTACCACACTCGAGGACACCTTGGCGCTTGCTTATGAGAAGGCAAGCCCGCCCAGCGAGAGAATTAAGGCCATATTGAAACTGCAGGAGGCAGGTTTTGATGTTGCCATAAGGATATCGCCCTTTATTCCCGAGTTTATGGACACCGAAAAGCTCTCAAAGCTCGGGATTGACAAAGCAGTAGTTGAGTTTTTGAGAGTGAATGGGTTTGTCAAAAAGTGGTTTAAGATAAACTACAAGAATTATTCGAGATTCGAGGGAGGATATCACCACTTACCCCTTGCGTTAAAGCTCCGCTATATCGATTTGATAAAAGGCTTCAAAAGTGTTACAGTATGCGAAGATAACGATACCGACTACCTTTATTGGAAGCAGTATTTCAATCCTAATCCAAATGACTGCTGTAATTTGAGGATATGATAACAAAAGAACAAGTATTAAATTTATTATGGGAAAATCCTATTGAAATAGGACATTGGGTAGGGTTTAAGGACTTGACCGACCTTCACAATCAATGGTTGAAGGACTTTCTTTATCTCAAAACAGACCAAACCCTGCAGGCACATCGAGGGTCGTACAAAACTACGACTCTTTCTTTGTTTTTCGCCCTGCATTGTGTGATAAAGCCAAATGAGACCTTGCTATACTTCCGAAAGACTGGAGGGGATGTCGCTGAAATATCAAGGCAGGCGGTAAACATCTTGTCCTCGGGCTGTATGAGAGAGATAGTGAACGCACTTTATGGAGTCGAGCTTAAGCTGATAAAAGCCTCGGGTAGCGAGATTCAGACAAACTTGTCTACATCAATAAAGGGTTCTTCGCAGGTAGTTGGACTCGGTATAGGCACATCTATCACAGGTAAGCACGCAGATATCGTAGTTACTGATGATATAGTCAATGTCAACGATAGAATATCGACTGCGGAGAGAGAGCGAACCAAGCTGGCCTATATGGAGCTTCAAAATATCAAGAACAGAGGCGGTAGGTTCATAAACACAGGCACTCCTTGGCACAAGGACGATGCCTTTACCTTAATGCACGATATAAAAAAATACGACTGTTATTCCACTCATTTGATGTCTGAAAAAGATATCGACCTGCTCAAAGATAGTATGTCGCCCAGCCTTTTTTCAGCGAATTATGAGCTTAAGCACATAGCGGCCGAGAATATCATCTTCACCGAGCCTCAAACAGGAGGAAGCCTTGGAATGGTTATGGGAGGGATTGCCCACCTTGACAGTGCGTTCTACGGCGAAGATTATACTGCATTTACGATTATGAATTACATTGACGGCAAGCTATATGTTTTAGGCAAGATGTGGAGGAAACATGTCGAGGATTGCTACCCTTATATTATTGACTTGTTTAATCATAATTCTTGCGGTAAACTGTATACAGAATTAAATGCAGACAAGGGAATGGTCGCAAGGGACTTGAAAAACAAGGGTATTCGTACCGCCTCGTATACCGAAGATATGAACAAGTATATCAAGATTGCGACCTACTTAAAGGCAGTATGGAAATATATCGTATTCGTAGACGGCACCGATAAGGACTATATCGAGCAGATATGCGACTACACAGAGGACGCAGAGCACGATGACGCTCCCGATTCGTGTGCTTGCCTTGCGAGGCTGATGTATAAGAAGGTAATCAGAGACGACCCGTATCAAGTGTTAAAAGGAGGAATGCCACAAAATGATAACATATCAAGATTTGCTTAATGCGATAGGCGAAAACAAGACGAAAGAATTTGTGAGAAGCACAATCGGCGCATACCGAAGTTCGGCTTTTTACAAGGAAGCAGAGCTTGCAGATGAATATAATCGTCGCAGGAACAGAACAATCCTCGAATATCAGAAGCTTCTCTATAAGGCAAGCGGAGAAACTGTTCCCGATAATTATAGTGCGAATTATAAGCTGTGCTCAAACTTTTTCAACCGCTTTGTTACCCAGCTTAATCAGTACCTGCTTGGAAATGGAGTCACTTGGAATAAGCCACAGACCGAAAAGACGCTCGGAGAAGATTTCGATAACCTGCTTCAAGACGCAGGAGAGGACGCTCTTGTTCACGGAGTTTCTTTTGGCTTTTGGAACCTCAATAAATTACAGGTGTTTTCCACCCTTGAGTTTAAGCCCCTTTTTGACGAGGAGGACGGAAGCCTTAAGGCAGGAATTCGCTTTTGGCAGATTGACACGAACAAACCTTTAAGAGCGACCCTTTATGAGCTTGACGGCTACACCGAGTATATGTGGAATGAGGATAACAAGGACGGAGTCGAGATAATGCCGAAGCGTGGCTATATAGCGAAGCTCAAGGGAACAGACGCTGACGGAATGGAAATCTACGACTACGAGAATTATCCTACTTTCCCGATAGTTCCCTTCTACGGCAATAAGTATAAGCAGTCAGAGTTTGTGGGTATGCGTGAAAATATCGACTGTTATGATTTAATCAAGTCGGGCTTTGCAAATACAGTCGATGACGCTTCGATGATTTACTGGACCATTCAAAATGCAGGGGGAATGGATGACATCGACCTTGCGAAGTTCATTGAACATATGAAAACAGTCAAGGCGGCAGTAGTCGAGGACAACGGCGCAAGGGCAGAGTCGCACACTATGGATGTTCCATATGCGAGCAGGGAAACCCTTCTTGACAGGCTTCGTGCAGATATGTACGAGGATTTTATGGGGCTCGACACGAAGAACCTTGCTGACGGAGCGGTAACAGCTACGCAGATTGACGCAAGCTATGAGCCTCTGAATGGAAAAGCTGATAAATACGAGTATTGCGTTATCAAGTTTATCAAGGGCATTTTGGCCCTTGCGGGAGTTGATGACAATCCCACTTTCACACGCTCAAAGATTGTCAACAAGCAGGAGGAAATTCAGACAGTCCTGCAGTCGGCAGAGTATCTTACTGACGAGTATGTAACCGAGAA